AGATAGAGGACGTTCAGAGTTGTGGGTGACGAGATGGTCGCTGCCACTACAAACCATAAAGTCTAAAGCGTTATCATGCGCGTTTAACCTGCCTTTCGGTGGGTTTTTTATTGGGCAAGTGAGATTTAAATCTAAAATTAAGGAGATGCATTATGCGTTGGGAAATTAGCACCCCACCCGCTGCTGAGCCTGTGAGTTTAACCGAGATGAAAGAGCATCTGCGGATCACATCCAGCGATGAAGATAGTTTGATCACCAACCTGATTGTGGTCGCGCGGGAGCACGCCGAGGCGTGGCTGTCTCGTTGCTTGATAACACAGGACGTTAGTCTGTGGCTCAATGCTTGGCCGCAAATACATGTGAGCTTACCTGTTGGGCCAGCGCTTACGCTGTCTAGCATCAGCACATTCGATGCGGATGATGCTGAGACAGCAGAGGACATTAGTGCCTTTTATTTGCAGCCTGGGTTAGCGCCGCGCCTGTTCCGCAAGGGCACCGCTTGGCCTAGTGCAGGGCGTGTGGCGGACGGTGTTAAAATCACCTACAGCGTTGGTTTTGGACCATCAGCTGCTGATGTGCCGCCAGCGATCCGCCACGGTATTTTGCTGATGGGGGCATACATGATGCGTAATCGCGGCGATGCCCACGACAAGGCCATGGCACTGTCTGGGGCTGAGCGTTTGTGGCGTCCTTACCGCGTTATGCGCATGTGTTAGGGGGCTAAAGAGATGACCATTGGATTTATGAACGAACATGTGGCGCTGTTTACGCCAAACCGCAGCAGCAATAGCTACGGCGAGGAGACAACAACGTGGGATGCGCTTGCCACCGTGTGGGCGGAGGTGCGCGAAACCCCAGGCACGGTGTATCTCGCAGGGCCACTACCAGCCACCCATAAGAAAGTAATTTTCCGTGTTTACGCCAGCGATAGTTTCGTGCGCGGAATGCGGGCCACCTGGAAGGGTCTGACCTTTGCCGTGGAAGACATCATAACCGAGGCAGATGGCCGCATGGCCCTGCAAGCACAAGAAGAGGAAAGCTAAATGTCTGTAGAAAGGGCAAATATTGACTTAGAAGTGAAATACTCCCAAGCTGGCAGTCATGGAATACTCAAGAAAAAATAAAGTGTTAAGAATGCTTGCTCTTGCCTTTATTGGATTAGCTGCGCTCTTTTTGTTGATAGGCGTGATAGAAATATATGACGTTCTTTTCGGTGATGCCTCGGCTTATCCTTTTGGTGCTGAATGTGCGCCTTGGTATTATGAAACACCTACAACATATCTTGTAATAATTAGTATTCAAACCATAGCTGCGGCTGGAATAGTTGTTGGTTTAATGAAAGCCCTTAAGTCATCATAACCTTAAAAGGATGACGACCTTTTTTCTTATTACAGCGAACGAGAAAGTAACCCGCCCATTTTTGGCGGGTTTTTTATTGAAAATTTTACATACCCAAGAAGAGGAAAACTAAATGTCTGTTGAGAGCGACCTGAGAACCCATTTACTGGCGGACACTGCGGTGGCGGCCCTTGTGGTGGCGCGGATTTATCCCATGAAGGCAGCTACTGGTGCTACCAAGCCCTTCATCACTTATTTCAAAAGCCAAACCACCTCGCTGGGCACGCTAGATGACCCTGATAAAGTACAGCGTCATACCATGACTATAGAGAGTTGGGGTACGACATACCAGAGTGCCAAGGACACAGCAGAAGCTGTGACCGCCGCGCTTGACGGTTTGATGGATACGTGGGCGGCGGGTGATGTATCCGTGCGTCTCAATGATATGAGCGATACCTACGACGAGGATGCAGCGCTTTATACTGTTACGTCTGAGGTCACTATTTTGCAGCGCTAGGCTGCGGCACCAATCACAAAACTTAACTTACTAAGTCTCAGCCCATGAGGGGCTGCGATACCCCCTGCGTTTAACAAAATATAGGAGTTTTCAATATGGCTAACGCAATTTTTTCAGCTGGTACTACCATCGAAATTGGTCAAGGTGATGCAAAAAGCACCCTGCCTGGNGTNGATGTTTTTGANACTGTGGGTGAGGTCACCCGCTTTTCACATTCAGGTAGCGATGTTTCTACCCTTGATGTGACGACCCTTGGCTCTGTTGCTAAGGAATTTATGGCAGGTATGCCAAACGAAGGTCGTTTTTCAATCGACATCAACTTGCACCCATCTGACGTTGGTCAGTTGAGCGCACGTCAAGCCCGCAGCGACCGCGAGCTACGCAACTTCCAAGTTACTCTATCCGACAACTCAGTGATTGATTTTGCTGGCTTGGTGACAAGCCTATCAATGGCTGGTGGTGTGGATGACGTGGTTAAATCCACTCTTGAAGTACAAATCTCCGGNGCCGTTACTTGGTCTTAAACAAGGGTTCCTCCCTAAACTTATGGGGGCTACGGCCCCCTATTTTTTTGAATAATTAAGGAGATAGCAAGATGAGCAACCCAACTTGGCCTACTACATTGCCTTCTTTTCCCATGTATCAGGCCGCGATGCCNTACAGNGATAATCTNATACGGTTTTCGCCTGAGGTCGGCCCAGAGATCGTTCGCCGCCGTGCAACAGTTGTNGGCGGTGAGACCAGTTATAATTTTATACTTAATAGCAGCGAAGCACAGGCTTTCGACAGCTTTTACAAAACTGATTTAGCCGATGGCAGCTTAAGGTTCGACGGCCTTAGCGATCCACTTGGTAATGCTTCAACTTGGGCCTTTAAAAGCCCACCAAAATTGGTTGTTGTTGACAAAGATGTCTTCCAACTCACGGTAGAATTGACGGTGGTGCCATGACACAAATGACAAATGCTGGACTGTCAGCTGCATTCGCAGAGCAGTCCGATGAGGTGTGGCTGGTTTATCTGACCATTGATCATGATGATATGACTGACAGCCCGTTATATTTGGTGCGCAACTCAGAGGATGTGGACCGTACTATAGATGCGGTAACAGTGACCTTCTCAGCCGTTATGTTTGATATTACTTTGCCAGCAGATCTTGAAAAAGAGATATCGGGAGCCTCGATCACTGTGCCAAATGTGGACCGTAGTATCACCGATAAAATGCGCGAACTTATTGGCAAAAAACCCGCGGTGGTTACCATTGAGGTGAGTACGGCGACAGAGCCAGATGTGATGCAATTTGGCCCGTTTGAAATGGATTTAAACAACATTCACTGGTCGGCNGCGTCNGTNAAGGGAACACTAAGTCCGAGCACTTTTTTNAACCAATCGTGGCCAAAAGAGCGNTTTGATAATGCTCGGTTCCCCGGGCTTTATCCTGGGTAATTATGCAAAGCTTTCGTCCCTATTTAGGGATACCTTTTAAGGCGCATGGNCGCGCAACCAGCGGCGTGGATTGCTGGGGGTTGGTATGTCTTTACTACGCGCGGGAATTTGGCCTCGCCCTACCCAGCTATGAGGGNCTTGCAAGTGACGTAAACAACCCACTTTCGGTTGCGCTCGTGATGGGTGCAGTCGACAGATCAGATTGGCTAGAAACTGACGACCCACAAGAGGGTGATGTCATGCTTTTTGGCTCTCACATCGCCCCATATCACGTGGGGCTTTTTATAAATGAAGAAATAATGCTCCACACAAGGTGCGGCACGGACACAACCATTGAGCGTTGGGTCGGNCCNCTNTGGGAGAAACGATTATTAGGAGTGTATAGACNCCATGATAGATGAAAAACATGTGACAGAGGGCGAAGTTTTAACGCCGCGCAATGAGATTGTTCAGAACAAGCAGGTGGCTGTCACAACAAAGACCTTGCCGTTCCCTAATATGGATAAAGTGGTCTATATGGACGAGCGTGAGAGTATTGCTCAGATGATGGCACGGCTACTGCCTTATGACATCCACACTAGTGCGACTGTACGCATCAGAAAAGGCACTGAGATTGCTATTATTCCACGCGAGAAATGGGAATATGTCCGCCTTAAAGCAGGCACGGAAGTTGAGGTCATTATCGTGCCACAGGGAGACGGTAAGAAGATATTACGTAGCATTTTGACAATTGCTGTGGTTGTTGCGGCTTATTACTTGGGTCCCGTAATCGCAGGTGCTAAAGCGAGTGCATCAACGATTGCAATGGTTTCAGCGGGTATAATGGGCGTCGGTAATTTCCTGATTAATACACTCATCCCGCCGCAACTACCACAGCAAGACCATGAAGAGCGTGTTAATGGGGGCAGTGGGTTCTCTAATCAAGCCTCGCTCGGTCAACCTGTGCCAGTGGTGCTGGGTAAAATGCGGATGTACCCTGCGATTGCTGCGCTCCCTTATTCTGAGCATGTAGGCAAGCACCAGTATCAACGTGCCTTGTTTTGCTTGGGGCCAGGACCTGTAAAAATTGATGATATTCGTCTTGGCACCACCTCGCTCAGTGACTTTGATGATGTGCAAATTGATATTCGTGAAGGTTGGTCCGACGATCTAAATATAACACTTTACTCAAATGAGGTATCGCCAGATCAGATAGGCACACTTCTTGATCCAAATAATAGTGTCACACATGTCACCTATGATAACACGGATGAGGTTGAACTGGATTTTACCTTTTATGAAGGTCTTCTTGAGTATGACAAGAAGGGTAAGAGAACTACGCGGACCGTGAGCGCCAACCTTGAGTGGCGAAAAGTTGGTGACACAGCGTGGCTGCCGGCTGAGGTGCCAGCTGCTAGTATTGCTGGTGGTGTTGGATTTCCTGGGCGAGGGCGTGGTTTAACAGGTATAAACTGGGAGTATCCAGAGATAGATAATTTGCCTATCATTTCTGGCCCCACAACACAGTTAAGTCATAGCTTTAGTTCTAGAAAACAGTTCCCTGGTGTCTTCACAAAGAAAATGGTGTTTCCAGAACGTGCTCAGTATGAAGTGCGGGTTACGCGAACGACGGCTTATGAAACTGATCCAGACAAAGTAGATAATGTTTTCGATAAAATGACATGGAGCACCATACGCTCGATCAAATATAGCCCNCCAGTTGAGGCGCAAGGCATGTCCCTCATCGCTCTTCGTATCCGCCTAACAGACCAAAAAGCGGGTGGGGTTAACAACCTGAACTGTATGGTACAGCGATACTATCCTATTTGGGATGATGTTAACCANGTCTGGATTGAGCCCGAAGCCACTCGTGTAGCTGGAGGCGACATGACGTTGCACCTAACACGCAACCCAGCGGCTGCTTATTGTTACGTTGCGCGGGGGGGCGCCACTAAAAAGCCAATAGAAGAAAGCCGCTTGCACATGCCAAGCATTCATCAGTGGTGGCAAGACTGCGATGCCATTGACGCTCGTTCAACTGAGTCACGCTTTTGCTACGATGAGGTTACGCGAGGCGCTAAGCATTTGCATGAATTGATGCGCGAGATAGCCACNGCNGGTAAGGCGCGCATGGGTGCACCTGACGGCAAACTCGGTGTCATTCAAGATCAGGCACAAGCTATGCCAAAAGGTATTTTTACACCGCGTAATGTCTCTGACCTAAGCGGTAGTTTTACTCTGTCTGAATTGCCGCATGGTTTGCGTGTGGAAATACCGAACGAGGATAATAACTATTACAATGAAACCCTTACTATCTTTGCAGATGGTTACGGTGATCCTGATATGGTGGCTCTTGACCCCAATCTAACTAAAGCTACTGAATTTGAAGACTTTTCCATGCGTGGTGTTACTAGAAAGTTACAAATGTGGGAAGCTGGGCGCTATTACCTTAAAACTTTAGAACACCGGGCGGAAATGATCAGTTTCAAAGCTGGCATTGATGCACTCCATAACCGCGTTGGCGACTATATTTTGGTGCAGCATGATGTGCCGCAACACGGTGTTAGTGCTGGTCGTGTGTTGTCTCTCACAGTTGATGTAAACGGTGATGCCACATCTATAACCCTAGATGAGACATGTGCTATGGAGGAAACCAAGACCTACGGTGTAACGCTGCGCCGCGCCGACAACACAAATATTGCTGTGTCGGCTGTGGTAGATACTGTTGTTGGTCAGCAAACCGTCCTCACCTTCACCACGCCTCTCGATGCCAATAGTTTGCCTGTTGTGGGGGATTTATTTACCTTCGGTGAGGTGGACCAAGTTACCCGTGATATGGTCATTAAAAACATCAAACCTGTTGGTGACTTGAGTTTCACCATTGAGTGTGTTGACCTTGCCAATGAGGTGCATGACGGCGCAACCGAAACGCCTCCAAACTTTGGAATTACAGTGTCAGGCTATAACCCAGATTTGGCAGCACCTGACCATGTGCTAGATCCCGTGATCACCGAGGAAATTGTTTGGGAAAACGGTAAACCATGTATCCAAGCCCGCATCAGTTGGAAGCCTGGTAATGGTGTAGCATCAGATTGCTTTGAGATTTATGAAAATATTGAAGGTGAGATGGAGCAACGAGGAACGACGACTGCCCTCAACAATTTACATCCTGAAACTTTTGTCGCTGGTGAGACCTTAAATGTCCGTATTTTGCCTATTGGCCCATCTGGCATAAAGCCAGCACTCAGTTCAGCCACTGAGGCAAGCATCATCTTCACAGGGAACAACAAAACGGCCCCAATCATAGAGGAGCTAGCCGCCGAAAGCCGGTTAAATAGTATCAACCTAAATTGGAAGGTTCCGGAAGATGAATTAGCCCTCGCAAACGTTAATATCTATTCCCACACATCGGATGATCAAGCTTCTGCAACGCTCACAGCGACAGTACCAGGTGTGGTTGGTAGCTTTATTGACGATTTAGGTGAGGGTGAGGAAGTCCGTTATTATTGGCTTCGCGGTGCAGACCAAGACGGCGTTGAGGGGGAGTGGAATGCTTCTACTGGGGTGAATTCGATCAGTCAAAAGCAAGGTGTGATGGCGGGGCAAGATAACGTTGATTGGGCCATTGATGTTGTTGGGGTTGGTAAGCCAGAGAACGACGCAACCGTTGGTGATCCCTTCGGCATGACCGAAAACCTACTTGGCGCTGATGCTGGGGCGGAACACGGTTTCCAGTATTATTACGCAGGCACAAATGTGACATCTGGCTGTGTTCCTATCGCTGATTATGGTTTAACTATCGGCGATATTATTAGCCTGTCTGGTGAGGTTAAAGTAGATGGTGGCTCTGGTGGTTTTTATATCCAGTGGCGAGATGGTGCGGCTGGTAGTTCAACAGGTACTCACTCAACCGACCTGACGACAAGCGCAACATTTGACCGCGTAAAAGACGATGGGATCGTGATACCTAACGGAACGACACACTGGTGCCTCACTACAAACAGCGGAGGTGCTGTTAGCGGTGTGGCTCGCAAGGCTTTGGTCAATCGAGGCAAGCTTGCTTTGCCGTATATTAAAGGCGCGGCTGATGGTGCCGAGGTTAACCCTAACGACCTCGCAGAGCTTGACCCTAGCCAAGACGATAAACTTAATACTATCGATGAGGGTGCAAACACAAATCGGCCCCTCTTTGGGCTTAAAGCTGGCATGAATACAGTTGGGGGAGCTGACACTAGTCGCCTCACCGTTTGCGCCTACGATGGTGATCTATTGCCCCTATACGATCTTACAGTGGTGAAAATACCCTACGATACGGGCCTTATCGTCCCCACAAATGACTTTTGGTCGGCAACGCTTATTTCCACCAATACCCCCGACGACACCTATTATGTGGGTTATGACCTAACCAAGGCTCAACAGTTTGTTTTCACTGGTGCCACCAACCGAGATTTGGCTCTTGTTAGACGCTCTGGGACTACGTGGGAGTATTTAAACTGGTTAGGTGCCTCAAGTCATTCTTGGGATGAAATCACCTTCATTGATGATGTTCTTTTGCTTGGCGAAGCGGTGGTTTCTGGCGGTGTTTTTGCCTCAGCGGTAGCATACTCACAAGGAAAATACTTGAGCGCTGCACCTGCTATAGGGTCTGACGTTACTGACTACACCTTAACCACTCCGCTCGATTTAGACCTATCAAGTGNTGGCTCATACGAGATCACAGGCACCACCGTCCGTAAAGTATCATCGGGCAATTATGACCACNGCTTTTATTCAAAACAGCCTATCGCTGATGGGTGTTACGTTAGCTTTACAAGCCCTACCACCACCGACCAGATTATCGTTGGTTTGTCTGAAGCTCAAGAA